GAAGCTGCCGATGGCCCGCGGGTTCGACGGCTACCCACTCACGTTCCGGGTGATCCCACCGTGGCTCGTCAACGTCGAAATGCGTGGCGGCAGAAGGACATACCAGTTGGGGCACGAAGACGTCACCGACGAAATCCTGCACATCCGTTATCAGGGGAACACCACCGACGCGCACGGCCACTCCCCGCTGGAGGTCGGCGGTGCCCGCATGGTGTCGGTGGGACTGTTGCAACGGTACGTCGACAATTTGGCGCAGACCGGCGGCATCCCCCTGTATTGGCTAGGCATCGAACGGAAGCTGAACAAGAGTGAGGCCGACGACCTGCTCGCCGCGTGGGTGGAGTCCCGCACCATGCACGCCGGGCACCCGGCGATCATCTCCGGTGGCGCACAGTTGAACCAGGCCCAGTCGATGAACGCCCACGACATGGCGCTGCTGGAACTGTCCCAGTTCAACGAATCCCGCATCGCGATCCTTCTCGGGGTGCCACCCTTCTTGGTTGGGCTGCCCGGTGCCGGCGGCCTGACCTACTCCAACGTCACGTCCCTGTTCGACTTCCACGACCGCTCCAGCCTGCGGCCGAAGGCCAACATGGTGATGTCCGCACTGTCCAACTGGGCGCTGCCACGCGGGCAGGTGCTGGAAGCCAACCGCGACGACTACACCCGCCCCGACTTCAACGACCGCTGCCAGGGTTACAAGATTCTGGTGGAGATCGGCGCACTGACCATCGAAGAGGTGCGGGTGCGGGAACGGTTCTACGGGCAGGCGACGACCGCCGCGCTCGCCGTGACGGGCGGTGACGGCTGATGGCTGATGATCCGAAGAAGCCGTACGGCGACGTCACCTACGCTGACCCCGGCTACCAGAAGGACAAGAAGAAGCGGTACCCGCTCGACTCCGAGGCGCACTGCCGAGCTGCTTGGAGCTACATCAACATGCCGAAGAACGCCGCGCAGTACACCTCAGAGCAGGTCAAGGCGATCAAGGGTCGAATCAAATCAGCAGCCAAGAAGTACGGTATCGACATCTCCGATGGAAAGAGTGAGCGCATGACTGACACCGACGTTTCCGAGGTCGAGGAACAAACCCCTGCAGAGGTGGAGACACCGAAGGGGCCGCTGGAGCTACGCGCAGCCGGCATCGACGGTGTGGACTTCGCGGAACGTGTCATCACGGTCATCGCCGTCCCGTACGAGCAGCCGACGAAGGTGATGTTCCGCGGCGCGTTGTGGAACGAGTACTTCGAACGGTGCTCGTTCGACGGGATTGAGAAGCGGCACCGCACGATCCGCGCCAACCGGGAACACGACCGCGGTCAGACGTGCGGGAAGATCGTCCGGTTCGACCGGTCCCGCAACGAGGGTTTGGTCACCGACGTGCGGATCGCGAAGACCGTGCTGGGCGACGAAACGTTGGCGTTGGCCGCTGAGGACATGCTGGGTGCCAGCGTCGGGTATGCGTCGCCGCCGGAAGGTCAGCACCTGGACCGGTCGTCGATGACCCGCCGGATCACCGCCGCCTATCTGGATCATCTGTCGTTCGTCGCGGACCCCGCCTATGAGGGTGCGAAGGTGCTTTCGGTGCGTCACGACACCACCACCGTTCAAGAGGCATTGGAGCAGGAGGGACCGTTCACGCCGATGCTGGATCAGTTCACCGAAGACGAAATCTTGCGGTGGGCGTACGAACGGTTCAACAAGACGTAAGCTAACCCCTAGCATTACCGGCCCCCCGTAGGAGGGTCGCCCCAACAGTTTGGGGCGGGTCGCAGCGGATGCGTAGAAACATCAACTGTCGATCACCTACGGAAGGGTGGCCTATCAATCATGCCTACCAACATCAATGCTCGCGACGACATGGTGCGTCGGTTGGAAGCGGAGCTTCAGGAGAAGGCTTCGTTCGCCAACGGCATCGTGGAGCGAGCCAACGCGGGTAACCGCGATCTGTCCGACGACGAGGCCGGTCTGATGGCCGAGACTCGTGACCGGATGGGTGCGATCAAGTCGCAACTGGATCAGGTCGAAGACCTCAACCGCATCGCCTACGAAACCAGCAATCGTGCTGCGGTAGTGGATCAGGCGATCTCCAAGTACAAGGGTCAGGCGCAGCACGGCGAAGTCGAATACCGGACGGCCGGCGAGTGGGCCTTGGACACGTACAAGGGGCACCTTGGGGACCGGGAGGCCAACGCCCGCCTCGAGTTGTACTACCGTGTCGCCGCGCACCAGAAGACCAGCGACAACCTTGGTGTGATCCCCGATCCGATCATCGGTGACCTCGTCAACTTCATCGACGCGGCCCGCCCACTCGTTCAGGTGCTGGGACCGAAGTCGCTGCCGGGTGCGACGTGGCACCGGCCGGTGGTCACGCAGCACACCGCCGTCCTCAAGCAGGGCACGAACGGTGCGCCAGCGGACGAGAAGACCGAACTCACCAGCCAGAAGATGACGATCACCAGGTTGACCGGCAATGCCGTCACGTACGGCGGCTACGTCAACGTGTCGCGGCAGAACATCGACTTCAGTCAGCCGTCGGTGCTGGACATCATCATCAACGATCTGGCGGCGCAGTACGCCATCCAGACCGAGGCGGTCACCGCGGATGCGATCGCGGCGACGACCACGGCGGCGGTCACCTACGACATCACCCCGGCGGTGGACGCTCAGGCGTCGGTGTCGGGTGCGTTGTGGACGGCGTCCGCTCAGGCGTATTCCGCGATGAAGGGTCAAGGCCGGCTCGTGCTGGTCTGCTCCCCCACCGTGTTGGGTTACTTCGGGCCGCTGTTCGCCCCGATCAACCCGCAGAACGCGCAAGGCCAAGGGTTCTCCGCGGCCGGGTTCATGCAAGGCGTCGTCGGCAACATCTCCGGCATCTCCGTGGTGATGTCGGCCGGGCTCACCGGGAACGAGGCGTTCCTGCTGTCCACCGCATCGATCGAAGTGTACGAGCAGCGCGTCGGCACCCTGCAGGTCACCGAACCGTCGGTGTTGGGTGTGCAGGTCGCCTACGCCGGCTACTTCACCCCGATGATGATCAACGACGACGGGATCATCCCGCTGGTCAGGATCGGCACCTAGTCGTGACGATCATCCGCAACGGCGAGTTGATGGGGTCGATCTACTGGCCCGACGTACCCGCCGACTTGCTGCCAGACGACCGGGTAGCCAAACCGGCCGCTGCGGCTGACCCCTCCGACACCGACGAGGTGTCGGAGGGGGAACCCGCCGACGAACCAGCAGCAGAGTCCAAGCCGAGGAAGAAATCAGTGAAGCAGACCCCGTCCAAGACTGAACCGGAACCCGAGCAGGAGCCGGGGTTCGATCCGCATGGGGTGCCGGAACCGGGACCGACCCAGCCCGAGGATGAACCCAAGGAAACCGACCTTCTCGAGTCGCTGACGAAGAAGGACTGATGCCGGAACTCACCACCGACGACGTCGTCGCCTTCACCAGCGGCCGGTTGGAGGATGGTGCGGAAGTTCAGCGGATGCTGGACGTGGCGTTGTCGGCGGCCCGCCGTTACGCCGGGTGGCACGTATCGCCGGTCCGTGTCGATGACGAGGTCATCATCGACGGGCCGGCGTCGCGTGCTCTGCTGTTGCCGACGAAGAAGTTGGTGGAGTTGACTGAGGTCGTTGAGGATGGGTCGATCCTCGCCCTCACTGGATTGCGTTGGACCGTCGCCGCTGACTATGTCGTGCGTGTGAGGAAGCGGTCCAACGCATTCTGGACCGGTGAGTACGCCAGCATCTCGGTGACGATGACCCACGGGTACACCGAGGCTGAGGCCGCCGACTGGCGGCACGCCGTCCTGAGCATGGTGGATCAGATCTCGCTGGTGCCGGTCGGCGGGCAAGTCGCCCGCTCCTCGTCCGATTTGGTGCGCAAGCAGGTCGACGACGTCGAATACCAGTGGGCACCGCTGGTGTCAGGGGCGATGGAACAAGCCCTCTACAGCGTGTCGTCGGTGCTCGACGCGTACTGCCTGCCGCCCGTCGAGTGGCTATAAGGGGTGCGGCGTGAGCTACGGAACCAAGACCGTCACGTTCGTCAACTTCGTAGAGGCAGGCTCCCCTTT